TAGGAACAACTCATAATTCCATAACCTATACCATTCCAAACACTTCTTCTACTCAAATTCATGTCGGAGGATACGGTGGAAGTGGTAGCAGCGGTTATGCATATTCGAACACTACTAGTAATTCTACTACCCTTGTCAATTCGAGCGGAAAAACTGTTATGCAAATTCCCGCAGGCGAGGAAGCGATTGTGCAAATTACTGGTAAAATTAAATGGAATGGTGAAGATCTACAGGAAAGAATAGAACGAATAGAAAGTATGTTGCATATCCCTACAAGAGATACTATAATGGAAGAGAAATATAAAAAGCTTAAAAAACTTTGGAACGAATATCAGACTGCACTCGAAGAATATAAAACTTGGGAAAGACTAAAGGACTCAAAATGATAGAAAATCTTATTACAGATAAAGCAGATTGGAAACTAAGACTCAAAGTTAACGACTGCAATTACCCTAAAAATGTAAAACATCTTATGTTTACTGGAGAACAGTATAACGATAAAGGTGAATTAACCAATTCAAGCACTTACGACTTCTTTCTTAATCAAGAAGAAATAGCTAAACTTTGGATGACTTTAGCCAACGGTGTAAAATGAAAAAAGTATATTACAGTTGGAACGATATTCAGGGTGCTACTTATGATATAGCACGCCAAATCTATAAAGACAATTGGCGTCCTGATTATATTATAGGAATTACTCGTGGCGGTCTAATTCCTGCTACCCTACTAAGTCAATATTTAGAAGTACCCTGCGAAACACTTAAGGTAAGCTTACGTGACGGTGGAGAGTGTGAGAGTAATCTTTGGATGGCAGAGGATGCATTCGGTTATGTTCCTATGGATGAACGAGGAACTGTACACTTTGAAATCACTGGATTACCTGTGAGAGAAGATAGCAGTCATCCAGAACGTAAAAAGAATATTTTAATTATAGACGATATTAATGATACCGGTGCTACTCTTGCTTGGATTAAGAAAGATTGGCAATCAGGATGTTTACCTAATAGCTATGCTTGGGGGAATATTTGGCACAATAATGTACGTTTTGCTACCATTGTTAATAATATGAGTAGTAAGGAAACAGTAGATTATTCATCCTTTGAAATAAACAAAGCAGAAGAAGATTGCTGGATTGTTTTTCCTTGGGAAGAATTTTGGCGTGGATGAAAATATTATGTTAACTGCTATTGAAAGGGCTTTAAACGATGGGATTGCTCCTTGGAAAGAAATTGAATACAGAACCAAAGACTTCTGGGTATTTAAAGATGGATTCCCAGTCACAGAAGGACATTTGTTATTTGTGCCGACCAAAGAAACCTGGGACTCACTTGCTGCCTGTTACAAAGCAGCATACGATTTCGGCTACGAAGGCATAAGAACAGAACGTTGGGATGCATTTAATGTAGGGCAGAATGTAGGCGAAGCTGCCGGACAAACTGTAATGTATCCTCATGTTCATATGATACCACGAAGAATTGGAGATATGGATGACCCAAGAGGCGGAGTTAGACACGTTATTCCCGAAAAAGGAAACTACAGAAAAAACCCATAATGTATGGGTTCAATGGGAACATGAAAATATGCCATGGAATGAAATTTGTGCCATGGTGGTAGGAGTGTTCGGATTACCAGGACATCGTTATATCTATACTCCGACTATGGATTATATGGTGTTTGAATTTAAGTCTGAAAAAGATAGACAATTGTGCGAAATTCTATTAAGTGAGTATATCACAAGATGAATTACGAAAAAATTGGCATTGTTGGTCACGGTTATGTAGGCGAGGCTATAGCTCAATCAATAATGCCTCCACTTGAATCAGTAATTATAGATTCTGTCAAAGGATTTAATGCCACATATGACGAAGTAAAGAAAGATTGTTCTGCTATTTTTATTTGTGTTCCAAGTCCTCAAGATGCTAACGGCGACTGTGATACTAGTATTATAGAGGAAGTATTAAACAATCTACAAGGATATACAGGCACTATTATAAGTAAAGTCACTGCACCTCCTAAATTTTATGAAGTACAGTCAAAAAAGTTTCCTAATTTAGTATATATTCCAGAATTTTTAAGAGCACAAAGTCATATAACCGACTTTGTAGGTACTAAATTTCTCATTGTTGGCGGAACTGTCAGTGCTTATCAAAGAGATGCTGTAAGAATTTGTAAAATATTACAACCATCAGTTACAAATATTGAATATTGCGACATTGGTCAAGCAGCATTTGTCAAATATAGCATTAATTCATTCTTAGCTCTTAAAGTTGTTTTTATGAATGAACTACATCAACTAGCAGTTACTCATAATTACGATTGGAAACATCTTGCCTATTTAATAAAAATGGATGAACGAGTAGGTCATAGTCATATACAAGTTCCTGGTCCAGATGGACATTACGGTTTCGGAGGCGGCTGTTTTCCAAAAGATACAAATGCACTATTAAAATATGCCGAAGAACTAGGTGTAAACCTAAATACATTGGATACCGCCGTAAAGAAAAATACTTTACTAAGGTTGACTAAACCTAAATAATATATTAAAATAGCAATAAAGGAACAACTATGATGTATAACAAAATAACAGGATTAGATGCAATGGCAGGCGATGGCGGATACAAAGAAACACATCTAGCAAATGCTATTCGTGCTCGTATGAAACGTGATAATAAACGTTTTTGGGCTGGAGATAACATTAGTGAGTATCTTCACGACAGTGACAAAGAACATTTAATTAACGAAGCAACAGAAGCATTTGAAAAAGTATTAGATGCTTTATTAATTGATAGAGAAAACGATCCTAATAGTAAGGGTACAGCAAGACGTCTTGCTAAAATGTATTATAACGAAATAATGGCAGGTAGATATGATCCAAGACCCGATGCAACAAGTTTTCCGAATGACTCGGAGGAACGTTATGAAGGTATGTTGGTTGTGCGTAGCGAGCTTCGTAGTATGTGTAGTCATCATCATCAGCCCGTTAATGGTGTTGCCTATATTGGTATTATTGCGGCTTCCAAGCTCATTGGACTTAGCAAGTACACCCGTATCGCACAGTGGTGTGCAAGACGTGGTACTCTCCAGGAGGAACTTGCTAATGACATTGCTAGGGAAATCGAACTTGCCACAGGAGCCAAAGACGTAGGTGTTTATGTACAGGCTACACACGGCTGCTGTGAGAATAGAGGCATCATGGCACATAGCAGCTTAACACAAACTACAGTATTAAAAGGTGCCTTTAAAGACGATATGGGAACAAAGAAAGAATTCTTTGATAACATTAAATTGCAACAAGACTTTGCACCACGATAACTAAGGAGAAATAAAATGAATGTTAGCGACAAATTAACTAAAGTTTCTGATAGTTTTACTATCAATATGTATGACAACGGATTTATGGTTGAAGTTTCTGGCCGAGACGAAGAAGGGGAATGGAAAACTGCAAAAGTACTATGTCAAGATTTAGATCAAGTTATTGCCATAGTTACAGAAGTTTCTATTATGGAAAGAGACTAAAATGAGCAAGGGTGTAGACGATGTTATCTTTAGAATGAAAAATCTTAAAGAATTTAAAATTAAAAGAACAATGGATGAAAATTTTGTTCTGAACGGTAAGATGCCTTATGATGTAAAACTTGACAAGAATAATGTATTAACTGTAACATTAATGGCCGTAGATAAGGAAGAAGCAGAACGTCGCGTCAGCGAATTTATTTCAGGAATGAATGATGATTAAAAAATGGTTTAAGAAAAAATTCACAGAGTGGTGTAAAGAAGCTTGGTATTCTGAACAAGAAAAAGAAAAACATGTTCTTGTAGGAATGGGTCAAACCATAGAAGCACGTTCAATACATAGCGATCCTGTTTTAAATTTTACAATTTATAATGCTATTGGCGGTAAAATTGTAGAGTTTAGATATCACGATAGAAAATCTGATCGAAGTCATACTCAAATGTATATTATTGGTAAGGACGATGACTTTGGAGAAAGAATAGCAAAAATTGCTACATTAGAGGTTATTAAACAATGAGTAAAATAAAAATAGCTGAACTATTTTATAGTATACAAGGAGAAGGACGCTTCATGGGTGTTCCTTCTATTTTCTTACGCACATTTGGTTGCAATTTTACCTGTGCTGGATTTGGCATGCCTCGTGGCGAACGCAGTACTGCTAATGACGACGTTGCCGAAGTAGTTCATATGTATAACAAATATGAAGAACTACCAATAGTCGAAACAGGCTGCGACAGTTATGCTAGTTGGGATCCTAGATTTAAGGATCTTAGTCCAGTTCTTACAGTAGATGCTATTGCAGACAGGATTACAGAACTGCTACCTGATAACAAATGGAGAGATGTGCATCTAGTTATAACTGGAGGCGAACCGTTATTAGGTTGGCAACGTAGTTATCCAGACTTACTTAGTCACGATAAACTTAAAAAACTAAAAGATATTACGTTCGAAACTAACGGCACTCAAGAAATAAGTAAAGATTTTCGTCTTTATCTTTATAAATGGGCTCATAAACATGGATATCATAACTTAACATTTAGTGTTAGTCCTAAACTAAGTGTTAGTGGTGAAAAGCGTGAGGATGCTATTCGTCCAGATATAGTTCGAGATTACGAAGACTTAGGACATACATATCTTAAATTTGTTGTAGCAACTAAAGACGATGTCGACGAAGCATTAGAAGTTATAGACTTGTACAAAAAAGAAGGATTTTCTGGACATGTATATTTGATGCCTGTAGGTGGTGTCGAATCTGTTTATGCTCTAAATAACAGAACTGTTGCAGAGCTTGCAATGAAACATGGATTAAGATACAGTGACAGATTACAAGTTCCGCTATTTAAAAATGCGTGGGGAACCTAATGAAAGATTTTATTAAAAAAATAACAGGTATCAAAAAATTAGAAGAAGAAAAAGCAGCAGCCGAAAAAGAACGAGAAGAAGCACTTGCTCGTGTTGCTGAAGCCAAAGCCCAAGAAGAAGAAGCCAAACGTCAAGAAGAATTGTCTAAAATGACGCCAAAAGAACGTGCTACTGCTAGACAGGAGCCTTGGGTAAGTGTGTTAGACACTCATGTAAACAAAGATAATATTCGAAATGGCTTTTTTGAGCTTGACTGGAACGAATACTTTATTGTACAATTACGACAAGCTGGATATGGATTCGATGGCGATCCAGAAGAAGAAATTGTAGATCGTTGGTTCCGTGATATTGTCCGAAATATGTTAGCCGAAGAAGGCATGGATACAACACGAGGAGCTGGTTATATTAACGTAATTCCAATTGAGAAAGGCCGTTCAGAAGTCTCATGACATATATTCTAGTAGATACTGCTAATACTTTTTTTCGTGCTAGACACGTGATACGCGGAGATGCTGATATCAAACTTGGTATGGCTCTCCATATTACGTTTAACAGTATTAAAAAAGCTTGGCAAGATTTTAACGGCAGTCATGTAGTATTCTGCCTCGAAGGTCGCAGCTGGCGTAAGGATTTTTATGCTCCTTACAAAGCTAATCGAGCCGAAACTCGTGCTGCTATGACTGCCAAGGAGCAAGAAGAAGATCAGCTATTCTGGGAAACATTTGATAAATTTAAAGAATTTATTACAGAAAAAACTAATTGTACTGTACTACAAAACTCTCAATTAGAAGCAGACGATCTAATTGCAGGATTCATTCATAATCATCCCAATGACGATCATGTTATTATTAGTACAGATAGTGATTTTCATCAATTAATTGCTCCCAATGTCAAACAGTATAATGGTGTAGCAGACACATTGACCACGCACGAAGGAATTTTCGATAAAAAAGGCAACAGAATTATCGATAAAAAAACTAAACAAGAAGTAGCTGCACCTGATCCAGAATGGATTCTTTTTGAGAAGTGTATGCGAGGTGATTCATCTGATAACGTGTTCTCGGCATTTCCTGGTGTACGTACTAAAGGTACAAAGAATAAAGTAGGTCTTACAGAAGCGTTTCAAGATCGTTCTAACAAAGGATATGCTTGGAACAATCTCATGCTTCAACGTTGGGTTGATCATGAGGGTGTCGAACATCGAGTGTTAGACGACTATGAACGTAATCGTCGACTGATCGACTTAAAGTATCAACCAGATAATATAACAACACTAATTAATGAAACTATTCATTCACAAACAATTAATCCAAAAAATATCAGTCAAGTTGGCATACGACTTTTAAAATTTTGTCAACTATATGATATGAAAAAAATAATGGATAATATTCAACAATACGCAGAACCTTTTCAAGCAAAATACACAAATGAAATGCCGATACGAACAGACTTGCTCACACAAGTATAAAAACTGTACAGAGGATTATATGAACATTAAAGCTAAACCTATTGTCGAAGGAAAATTTTGGATTGTAGAAGAAGACGGCGAACGTATAGGAATTTTACATAAAAAAGAAAATAATAAATTTATGTTAAGTACTAAAGGATCCGAAAAGTACTTTAACAAGAAGGACGAATTAACAAAACTATTTGGCAAAGACTTTTGGGAAACAAAAGTTAAATCTACGATAAGTAATAAAGACACAAGAGAAATCTATGGATATCCTACAAGTACATATCCTTACAACCCGTTATTCAATGTACAAAAGAAGTTGCCTTTATTTACTAAGTCAGAAAGCAGTAAAAGTTTATACTGTGCAGGATATTACACAATTAAATTTGAAAAAGGGTGGGTAAAAAGTTTTTGTCCAAAATTGATTACGATCGAACGCTACGAAAGCACAGGTCCTTATAAAACAGAATTAGAAATGAAACAAGCACTGAGCAATGTCAAATCCAATTAATACTTATCCAATCCAACAATTTATTCAGCAGGTACGTGCTGCTGAGTTGTCACAACAAAAAGAAATTAAATTAGATATTAAAAGTGCTAAAATGTTAGCATATTGTTTGGCCGAAATAAATTCTAAATTATTAGAAGATTACGACTCTCTTTTACAAAAAGTTTTACAAAATACCGGGCAAAACATTAGTGTTCAAATGGACGGGGGCGGATTTAAGTAAAATCTTGATAAATATATACGTATATTTGGAGACGTATATATGAGCCGTCCGAAGCCGAAAGTATTATTAGAGTACATTAACAAAAAAAATTATAAAAGTGAACAAGTATTAGAAGCGGATGCCATTTGGGCTGTTTTCTATAAAGGTGAGCCATTTAACTTAAAAAGTTCAAATAGTCTTACTAGTTACCCTGGACCGAAATATAAAAAAGTTAGTTTCAGCAATCCTGGTCACGCACATAATCTTGCTAAAAAATTAAATCAAATGTTTAATACAGATGAATTTCAAGTTGTGAAATTAACATCTGGCGAAATAATTAAATGATTAGTAAAGAAACATTCACTAAAATTTTTTTACAACAAAAAGAAAAAAGCATAGATGCTGCTAATGTAAAATTACATTTACACAAATGGTGGCAAAGTCATAGAAGCAAAGATTCCGGTGGTTTGAGATTAACCGAAGAAGGATTTAACTTTTTAACAACAGAGTTGGAACTGAAATGTTACGAGGTTCCATTTACTGAACCAATTGATTTAAGCCCGCAAGTAATAATATTTTTTGACAGAAATATGGACTGCCCATATTTTCTTACTAATTCAGCAATAACTGTATTCTCTGAAAAGAAAAGTTTTGAACTTTATATGTTTTCAGACGATATACGCAAATATGGATTGATAAAAGCTATGAATCGCCAAAATCAATCTAACCAAAATGATGACGACAATCAACAAAGTGTTTGACAGTGTAAAAGATTTATCGTATAATTAGAACACTTAAACAAGTACCAGAACAAATTTTTTTCAACTTAACGAAAGGTTAATAAATGAGCGAAATTATCTCGCGACAAGTAGGTCCTAAGGCTGCTAAGAAATCTCTGCGTCGTGCTTTTAAAGCCAATCGTCCTTTGTTTATTTGGGGTCCTCCAGGTATTGGTAAATCCGATATCGTTAAACAGTTAGGCGAAGAACTTAATGCTCACGTAATTGATATCCGCTTGAGCTTGTGGGAACCTACTGACATTAAAGGTATTCCATATTTTGATAGTGATAGTGGTAAAATGGCTTGGGCACCTCCTATTGAACTTCCTGATGCTGCTTTAGCGTCTCAACATAAAAATATTATTCTATTCATGGATGAAATGAATAGTGCAGCTCCTGCTGTTCAGGCTGCGGCTTATCAGCTGGTTCTTAATCGTCGTGTAGGCACTTACCGACTGCCAGACAATGTTCATATTGTTGCTGCGGGTAACCGTGAAAGCGACAAGGGTGTTACTTATCGTATGCCTGCTCCGTTGGCAAATCGTTTTGTACACTTGGAGATGCGTGTCGACTGGGATGACTACTTTGCATGGGCTACTGACAATCGTATTCATAAAGACGTTCTTGGTTTCCTTTCTTTTAGTAAGAAAGATTTATACGACTTTGATCCTAAGAGCGGTAGTCGTGCTTTTGCTACTCCTCGTAGCTGGGCATTCGTTAGCGAACTGTTGTTTGACGACGACGAAGATGAGAACACACTAACTGACCTTGTTTCAGGTGCTGTTGGCGAAGGTCTGGCAGTTAAGTTTATGGCACATCGAAAAGTTGCTAGTAAGATGCCTAAGCCAGAAGATATCTTAAAAGGCAAAGTTACTAAGATGGAATCTAAAGAGATTTCGGCTATGTATTCACTAACTGTTAGTCTTTGCTATGAACTCAAAGATTCTTGTGACAAGGGCGAGAAAGATTGGAATAAGAAAGTTAACAACTTCTTCAATTTCATTATGAACAACTTTGAAACTGAATTGGTTGTTATGGGTACTAAGTTGGCACTTACTCAGTATCAGCTTCCGTTGGATCCGGACGAAATCGAATGTTTCGACCAGTTCCACGCAAAATACGGCAAGTACATTGCGGCGGCAACAGATCGAAACTAAGCCGAACCAATTGACAGGGCCTGCGGGCCCTGTTATAATATAAGTATAGTAAATATTCAGGAGCAAAAATGAGCTATTTAGATCCAGTTGTTGATAAAATTGTAGTAGCACGAGTTGGTTTGTTGCTACGTCATCCATTTTTTGGTAATATGGCTACTCGACTTAAAATTATGGACGGTAGCGATTGGTGCCCTACTGCGGCTACTGACGGACGTCATTTGTTTTATAATCGAGAGTTCTTCGACAAGCTAACTAATAAACAAGTTGAATTTGTTGTTGCACATGAAATTCTTCATAACGTGTTTGATCATATGTCTAGACACGAAGGTCGTGATCGTTTTATTTGGAATGCTGCTGCTGACTATAGTGTTAACGGTCAATTAATTCGCGATCGTATTGGCGAAGTTCCTCCAGAGATTAAAATCTTTCACGATACTGCTCATTACAGTAAAAGTACTGAACAAATTTATGATGAAATCTTTGAAAAGATGGATTCAGAACAATTGTCTGCTCTTGGTCAATTACTGGATGAGCACATTGATTGGGAGAAAGAAGGAGACGGTAATCGTCCTTCTTACAGTAAAGACGAATTGAAACAAATTCGTGACGAGATT